GTCGGTAGCTGCTGCGATCAGCGTGCCGCCGATGTACACGCCTAAATTTGTTCCGTTGAAAATGGCCATTTTATTCTGATTCTATAGATTCGTCGTCGGTCTTTTTCTTTGGCGCGTCAAGGTAGCCCTTTTCTTTCAGCTCTGCTGCGAACTCTGACGTCACACTTGGCGTGGCGCCCTTCTTCCAGTTGTTGCCGCGCAGCTTGCACGCCTTCATGATTGTAACCTTCATGGCTGCAATTTACTGCAAAATCTTTACCTACCTATTTGCTTGAGGCGGTCGTTCTCTTTCTCCAAAAATTCGATGCGCACCTTGTGTGCTGCAACTTCCTGCATGACCTCGGCCAATCGTTGCGCCGTCTTGTTTTTCTCTTTGTATGCGTCCTCCAGCTTTTGCTCAAGGATGGCCACGCGCTCACGCAGGTCGTCACGAAAAAGCGTCTGTTCGTTTTGGTCGTGCTTCTTCTCTGCGTGCCTCATCTTTAGGCGGTTCTGATAGAACTGCCACGCGCCTGCGCTGGTCAGTACGGTTGCAAGTGTTAGTATGATGCTAGTTACGTTATCCATTACGATGCCACATTTCCCGCGTTACGCGGATCAAGTTCCAAATTGCAAAGACCATGATGAGCACCCAGCCGAGGTGACTGCCGTGCATCATTCCAGCGAGCGTGTAATTTACAACGCTCATAATTGACACGATGACCGCGAGCTGCACAGCGATTTTGCGCATGATGAGCTTGCCATTGTACAGCACGCAGTACAGCTGGAAGGCTCCGATGAGATGCGCACCTACCTGCAGCGCCAGCCACGGCGTGCCTATCTCCATCATTGCAAACGGCAAAATGGCCATGTGCAAGATGCCGATCAGCACCTCATTTGGCTCGCTGTCAGAGTACAGAAATATCTGCTTTGCCCGTGCCAGTCCTGTCTTCTTCATAGCATCTTGCTAAATTGTATCCATGCCCAGAGCAATGCGCGGCCTATCTTCTTATACGTCTTCATCAGTGAACCATCCGTTGTCGACCATGTACTGGTGATCGCGCACCGTCGTCGTGCTGGGTATGATGTGCTCGAACGGAAATTTGTGATTGGTCTGCACGTATGCGCTGAGTTGATACCGCTCGTCGTTGCTGAGTTCAGGAAAGCAAGCCACGAGCTTCTCCAGCGTCGCCGCTTCGTGGACGTGGATGAGGTAATCTGTATCCACTTGTAGCGCGTTCTGTACGCCGTCGGGGTGGACTACGATACCGAACACGGTGGAAGCCGCTTCGCCTTCTGCCTGAATGAGTACGGGCCGCGATATGTTGTAGAGTTCTCGCGTGATTTGGTACGCTCTTCGTTCGCTTGTCTGCGTGGCGGTTGGTAGAACTATGATGTACTGACTCATGAGTAGATGTCGTAGAAGGTGTTAATGTTGTCCTCGATGCCTGTGCGGTTGCTGGATTGGTCGGAGGTGTACATTATAAATTCTTGCAGTTTCCCATCGAAAAACGTCGAACTGTTGTATCTCATACCGAAACGTAAGACGTTATTGCTTGCTAAACTTGTAAAAGTATTGGTTGCGGTTGTTGCTGAACTGCCGTTATCAAAAATTTCTTGAGTTCCTGAAATCAGGCGCGTAGTTTTTAGGCGCTGCCCGCTTCCAGAGTTGTCGCCTGTCATTTGAAAACTACCGTTATCGGTGTTGTATTGTACGCGAAGATTTGTGCTTGAAGCCTGATAAGAACGAACACCCAAAGTGCCTTGGTCGCCCCACGGTTGCCCTGTCGTTCCCATTGTCAAAACATTCGAGCAGAAAAACTCTGCACCCGTCACCACTGCTGAAGTTGCCGCTAAATTATCATTACTACCATCAAACTCAACCGCAGGCTTCCCGTTCTCCGTCACCACGCCCGTAGTCCCGTCGTAAATCTTCGGCATATTCGCCGTAGTCGTTTGCGTGGCGTCGTTGCTGTTTCCCGATTGGTCGTACCAAGTACTTACAAACCCGTCGTTACTTCCGCAATGGTCAGCAAGTGCAACCGTATCCAACTCGCCGAATACGTTAAACCCGATGTCAGCATAACTCGAGCCGTTGTAAACTTCTACCGCGTCGCCCGTGTACGCTGTGCGCATCAATCGCAAAGAGTAGCAAGCCGCCGCCCCTGAGTACGTGTCGAGGAGTGGCGTGTTTTGGGTGAAGTAGTCGCCTATGTTGGATTCGATGTCGGTGCGGACGCTGGATTTGTCGGAGTTCCAAATAACCAGCTCTTGCATATTGTTGCAGTCATAGGTTGCCGTTGACGCTCTTTGAAATTGTCCAATGTCGTTGACGTCGATTCCCGTTGGCGGAGCTGTGCTAACTAATGTCGAACCCGTACCACCATCGACAAATGATTGAGCTGTTACGTTTGAACCGCTTGTTAGAAATTCTGCGAAGCCTAAAAATTGACCAGAATCTACATTAGCGCGTGAACGCACAAAACCACCTCCATAGATAGCGGCATCAAAGGTGTTGTTAGCGTCTGACCGCGTGTAGAAATAATTTGTATTTGTGCCTTGCTCGTTTGCGTTCCACATGTTTTCATTGGTTCCGTCTGTATGTACGGCAACCATCGCTAATGAAATAGGCGCGGCGGTTATTGGCGCGTTAGATATTGCAAAATAACCTCCGTCAATAGCCAAACGCCCGCCCTCCTTAACAAGCTGACCGCCTGTGTATATGGTGGGTTGATTCGCTGGCGTGGTTTGCTCTGCGTCGTTTCCATTTCCCGACTGGTCCCGCCAAACTTGAACCGTACACGTCGTACCCGTGCAAAAGGTTTCTATCGCGCTCTCGTCGATGTTGCCATTTGAGTCAAAGCCGATCGTGGTAGTCGTCGAATCCGATGCCCTGCGAATCACCATACAATCCGTTACGTTGCCATTCAATCGACGAATAGAGTACGCCGCCTCTGCGCCGCTTCCGTAGCTCTCATTTAAAAGCCCCGTAAAGGCGGGTGCTTGCGCTACTTCCTCCCACGTCATCTTTAGGCTGATAGGTACAGTGCCGCCCGTGCGTGCTTTGAGGTATGCCAGCAGTGTAGCCTTTGCCGTAGCGTACGCCGTATCGTCGGCAATGTCCGCAAACTGCGTCCAATCGGCTGATGTGTCGGGATCAGCCTGTGCTTTCTCTGCATAGTACAGCTTGCGCCGAATGTCGTAGCCGCTCGTGGGCGTGTCGCTTTGCGCGTCTTCGTGCAAACCGTCGCCGTCAGCCTGTGCCGTATAGTACAGTTCCACCGTTTCCGTAGCGCCGTCCAGTAGCGTTTCCGCTTCGCTGTCGTAGTTGCCCGTGTATTGCTCACCGTTACGGCCTACAATTAGGCTGCTGTTTTCCCATACGCCTGTGGCCGAATTGTACTGCAGATAGTCGTTATCAGCAAGGCCGCTTATCGTTACGTCGGTAAGCTCGCGCAAATTGTCGGGCGCTGCATCCAGTGCGGCCTGTAAACCTGTGACGTTGCTGATGGCGATGTTATCGTTAACGAACTCGCCGCCGCTGTAAATCAGCACCTCGCCGTCGCTCGGTAGGCTTACACTTGCGTCGCTTAGGTCGTTCAGTTCGTTTGCGCCGCCTGCATCGTCTGCCGCTTCCCAGTTGCCGCTCGTGCTGTTGTATGCAATGAGCTGGCCGTTTGTGACTCCAGTCACATCTACGTCGCTGAGGTCGCCAAGCACTGCACCCGTCACTGGTGTGCCTAAGGCAATGGTCACGTCATCGCGCTTGATGCGAAAGGTGAACGTCAGCACCTGACTGTATCGGCGTGGATCGTATTCGATGTTGACGTCAACGTCATTGAACTGAATGCTTTCTACGTGCACACCGTTGTATGTGCCGCTCACACGATCCAGTGCAGCACGAACCGCAACGCCTAAGTCAGCCGCCGCGTTGTAACTGTCGGCATAACACAAAAATTCAAACCGTACCTCGTCGAGCTTCGACGGTCCGTCATGGGTGTCGTCAGGGTCTACGCTCTGCAGCTGGTACACGATGAACGGCACAGCGGTTTCCTGCTCTGCAATCTCTGGAAAGATGTTAGTGCCTACAATGTCAGTGACGCCGCTGTTGGCGCTCAGAATACCATA